CTATCTAAAATAGGAGAATCAACTCAAGATAAAAGTAAATCTGCAGACAGTACAATCGCTAAATTTTTTAAAATATTATTTGATAGAATTCATTATTGCAGTGGCACTAGATTTAAATTGTCATTAGCAACAAACGCAAAAGGCGCTGACGGTCAAGATGATTCTGAATTTTTAGTAGTTGATACCAATTATATAGCCGCTCCATTAAAAAATCAAATTTTAGAATTAACTGCGGTAACTGAACAAAGCGTTTGTAGAGCAATTTCATTAGTAGCTAAAATTCCTTCAGAAATGGTAACAATGGCGTATGTACAAAATACAAGCACATTAGCAAAAGCTGATACATCAGGAATAGGTGCAGTAACTGGAGGGTCTACACAAAAACAAGCAGGTGCTGAAACTGCTAAACCAACATTACAAGAGTGTCTTTTAAAGTTTGACTCTGCAGAAGTAACTGCTAAAGATATTACTTCATTGCAAGCTGCTTTAAACCGAGTGTATATAGGTGGAAATGATCCTGGATCAAAACCTTCTAAAGAAGCAATTCCATATCCTATTGATTTTTCAGCCACTATAGATGGATTAGAAGGATTTGTATTTGGAAATGCAATCACTACAAATTACTTACCTTCAGTATATGCCGATAAAAACGGAACAAAAGTTGCATTTACTATAACTAAAGTAGAACATACTATTGCTAATAATGATTGGACGACTAGTTTATCAACAATATGTAGATTAATACCTAGACCATGATAAGAAATAAATTATATTATCCTAAATCACATATAATTACCAATCTTCATACAGATGGTAAAGAATGGATGTTTGAGGACTCTACGGAATTTATTGGTTATTATCATAAATACGTTGATGGTACTATATTAAGTGGAGCTGTATATAGCAGAACAGAATCTAAAAAATTAATACCTTATATTGATTCAGTAAAAGATCCTACAAATGTAATATACGATTCACTTAAAAGCAAATCAAGTTTTAAAGCTCCTTATACAGTATACACAATACCAACTGAGTCAGACTTTGAAGCTGGAAAAATAATTAGATATTTTTTACGTAGAAGAAATACTTCTACATATGAAGATATTACAGAAATTGATAAAGACCAATATAAACTTTGGAAACAATCGTCAGGTGGTATTGACAGAACATTATACAATGCTATTACACTTGAATGGAAGTTAACAGGCCCGTTAAATGATATACGAGAAGGCCTTAATGTAACATATGGTGTATCAGACACTAATAAACGAATGGTAGAGTTAAAAGATTCAGAATTTCTTGGATTAAAGAACTTTTTAACTGATTATATTGAATATACCATTTATTCTCCTTACATAGATAAAGAAATTAAAAAATTATTTGTATATTTGAATTAGTTTACTTATATTTACTAGGTAATGAAAATCATCGAAACAACATCGGAGTTTAATTCTTTCCTAGAACAAAGTAAAGAATTCGATTGGATAGTTGTGCCTACATACTGTAACGGAGAAAGACCTGTATATACAGATCACGTTTCTGTTGTATATGTATATGTCATCAATTTAGATGAAGAGGTTATGATAGTATTCAACCATACAGAAGGTCTTTCGCTTTCAGAAGAACTACTAAATCAATTTCCATTAGATAAAAAATTATTTGTATATGGTAAAAAACGATTTAAAAGATTTTTAGATCGACCAAATATCATAGACATCAATTTAGTAGAGTATTTTTATAACAATCAGCCAATTGAAGATGATTTTGAAACTTCAGCTCACGAGTTCTTTACGAGAACCTATGGTAACTTCACTGATTTAAATACAATCATTCCAATTACTAAACACATTGAAAAGAGTCAAGCAATTAGTCAAAGATTTTTAGATGTATATGATTTCTTTCAAGAGGATGCAGCTTTTACCAAGTATAATGATTTGATAATTGATTCTCTTTATCAAATAGAACAAAATGGATTATTTACCAATTATGAACAATTTAAGAAAAAATTCAACGAAGCTATATTATATGATCATTTCGCTTATTCAGAATATAACATATACACTACTACCGGAAGACCTAGTAATAGGTTTGGTGGTATTAACTATGCTGCTTTAAATAAAGACAATGGTCAGCGAGCGGCATTTGTTTCTAGGTTTGGAGAAAATGGATTTATAATGTCCTTTGACTATGACGCTTATCATTTAAGATTACTAGCAGAGTTAGTAGATTATAAATTTCCAGATAAAGTTTCAGTGCATGAGTATTTAGGTAAATTTTATTTTCAGAAAGAAGAGCTAACAGCAGCTGAATATTCAGAGTCAAAGTCTATTTCATTTAGACAGCTTTATGGAGGTATAGGAGAAGAGTATTTGGAAATTCCATTCTTCGCAAAAATATATGAATACACTCAGTTATTATGGGCTAGATATAGACAAGATGGGTATGTAGAAACTCCAATGTTCGGAAGGAAATTATTTAAATCTTTCTTCTCTGAAATGAATGCAGCAAAGCTTTTAAATTATGTATTGCAGTCCTACGAGACCGAGCGAAACATGGCCGTTATTCATAACATACTTCTACGTACACAGTCTTTCTCATCGAAGCTAATACTTTATACCTATGACAGTTTTTTATTCGATTTTAATAAAAAAGACGGAGCTGAATTAATAAAAATAATCAAAGAAGAATTAGAACAAAATGGCAAATTTCCAATTAAGTTAGAGATAGGTCCCGACTATCACAATATGATTACAGTAAAAAGGAACGTTTAATATATTTATATATGAAAAAGATCAGTTATAATATTATTCGCTTTGGTACAATTAATTTGTTTATTTACGATAGAACCGGAATTGGATCATACAATAGGTATGATATCAAAAACGTATGAAGTTGTTTATAAAAGAATTTTTATTTTATCAATTGATAGCAGTGATGAGCTTATTTGTAGTTTCAATGTTGAGAAAGGTAATGTAAGAAAACAATTACCAGGAGCAATGTTAGTGCATCGTAAAAAGGAAACCAATACGTTGTATACAATTAACTCGTTAAATGCTTTAATTAAAAAAGAGAATGGTGGAATAGTAGATCCGAGCTTTGCAGTTGAATGGTCAAAGTATGCAAATAGTCTTTTAGTAACTTCAAATAACGATTTGAAAGTACTTCAGACGAAAGTATACCAGATTATTAATTTGTAAAGTTTTTAAAGAAATATTTGGTACCTACAAAAGGTTATCATATATTTAGTTATGTTAGGAGTTGAATATGTAGACACGGTATTCTAGACACCCGAGTAAACATTACCAATTACTAATTATCAATTAATCAATTAACAATTAAAAAAAAAGAAAAATGGCTATTAATTTAGATGCTATCAAGCAAAAACTCAATTCGTTACAAAACGTAACAACCAAATCAAACAATCTCTGGAAGCCAGAACCTGGCACTCAAGTAGTACGTATTGTACCTTACCAACATAACAGAGAAAATCCATTTATTGAACTTTATTTCCACTATAACTTTGGTGGTAAGTCAATTTTATCTCCTCAATCATTTGGTCGTCCTGATCCTATTATTGAATTCGCTGAAAAATTAAAATCAACAGGTAACTCTGACGATTGGAAAGCTGGAAAGAAATTAGAACCAACAATGCGTTGTTATGTTCCAATTATCGTTCGCGGTAAAGAATCTGAAGGTGTTAAATTCTGGGGCTTTGGTAAATCAGTGTATCAAGAACTTTTAGGCTTTATTGCTGACCCTGATTATGGTGATATTACAGATCCAGTTGCTGGACGTGACATCGCAGTAGAATTCAAAGCTGCTGATCAAACAGGAAAGTCTTATCCAGAGACCACAATTCGTGTTAAGCCTAATCAGACTGCAGTTACTGATAACAAAGCAATTTTAGAGAAGTTAGGTAACCAACCAAAAGTAACTGATATTTTTAAAGAGTCTTCATACGAAGAAATGACTAAAATGTTACATAACTGGTTAGATCCTGAAAACAACCCTACACCAGAAGCTGAAACTCCTGCTCCAAAAGCATCTAATGCTAATAAAGCTGGATTAGAAGAAGCTGCTCCGGTTGCAAAAGTTGATGATGTAGCATCAGCATTCGATTCACTGTTTAATAACTAAAAAACAAGTAACTGAAAGGTTACGACAGGATAACTATGGCAAAAAGTAAAACAACAGTTGATGAAGGAGTAATGCAAGATGATTTAGCTTCAGTATTAGCAGACAATCTCAATAAGAAATTTAAAAGCTCAAATTATAAAGTAGCTTATTTCTTAGAAGGTGATACAGACGCTCCCTCTGAAGTAAATGAATGGATCTCAACCGGATCTACAATGTTAGATTTAGCAATTTCAAATCGACCTAACGGAGGACTTCCAGTAGGACGTATTATTGAAATTACCGGTTTAGAAGCTTCAGGTAAATCATTATTAGCTGCTCACGCATTAGCTGACACTCAGAAAAAAGGAGGCTTGGCAGTGTATATTGACACTGAAAACGCAATCTCTAGAGAGTTTCTAGAAGCTATAGGAGTTAATCTTAAGGATATGTTATATGTCCCTTTAGAGACAATTGAAGACATTTTTGATGCTATGGATAGCATTGTAGAATCTGTTAGAAAGAACTCTAAATCAAGAATAGTTACTATAGTAGTAGATTCTGTTGCCGGCGCATCAACTAAACAAGAGATGGCAGCTGATTATGATAAAGATGGTTGGGCCACTTCAAAGGCAATTATCTTATCAAAAGCAATGCGTAAAATTACTAATTTTATTGGTAGAGAACGTATATGTTTGATATTCACTAATCAGTTACGTACTCGTTTAGGAGTTTCGTTTGGTGACCAATGGACAACATCAGGTGGTAAAGCAATCGCATTCCACTCGTCAGTTCGTCTTAGGTTAAAGTCAGTAGGACAAATTAAATTAGCAAAGTCTGCAGATAAACCAGAGGCAGTTGTAGGAATTACAACTCGAGCTCAGGTAGTTAAAAATCGTATGGGCCCGCCTTTACGTACTGTAGATTATGATATTTACTTTGATTCAGGTATTGACGACTTTGGTAGTTGGTTAACTATGATGAAGAATTATAATTTAGTAACTCAAGCAGGTGCATGGTATACTTATACTAACACTGAGACAGGTGAAGTAGTTAAATTCCAATCTAAAGATTTCAAATCTAAGTTAATTGACGATCCAGAAATGAAAGCGCAGGTTTATAAAACAATTTGCGAAAAATATATTCTTAATTATAGAGCCGGTGATGACTTTGGTATCGACGATATTGAAATCGAAACAGAGTTTGACGGAGAAGAATCATAAACAAATATGAAAGGTTACGCAGAATTATTAAGACAAGTTCGCGAAGACCACGAAAAACAGAATTCAGGTTTAGAGAAAGACAGTAAAGTGTTGATTATCGACGGCCTGAATTCGTTTATTCGGGTTTTTAGTGCAGTCCCTCTCGTTAATGACGATGGCGAACATATTGGAGGTTATATAGGATTTATGCGATCAATCGCAGCTGTTATTAGACAGTTCAAACCTACAAGATGTATTATTGTATTTGACGGTAAAGGAGGCTCAGCCCGAAGAAAGAAAATGCACTCTGGATATAAAGAAGGTAGATCAATGTCTACTAGATTTAATCGTAGAGGAGATGTAGGTGAGCAATCTGTAGAAGAAGAAATTGCATCAATGCGATTGCAAATGAGTAAATTGTCAGAATATTTAGAATGTCTGCCAGTTACTCTTATATCAATTGATAATATCGAAGCTGATGATACTATTGCATATTTAACGACAGAAGTATTTCGTCCTATAGGAAGTGAAGTCATTATAATGTCCGACGATAAAGATTTTATCCAGTTAGTAGATAGCAAGACTTCAGTATGGAGACCAGTAGAAAAGAAATATTATACACCTAAAGAAGTTAATGATAGATTCGGAGTACCTTCTCATAACTTTATTCATTATAAAGTATTTATGGGAGATGGCTCTGATAACATCAAAGGCATTAATGGAGTAGGCATAAAAACACTTCAATCTAAATTTCCAATGCTATTAGAAGAAAAGACTATTACGCTAGAAGAGCTATTGGATTTTTGTAAAGCTAAACAAGACGATCATAAAATATATAGAACAGTTGTTGATAATGAAGTTGCAATGCGACTCAATTGGCAATTGATGTCATTAGAAGATTTGGATATAGCCAGTAATTTTAAATTAATGATTACAGATATGGCAGCAAGACCAATTCCAAAATTAGACACATTTACTTTTAAAAAGATGTTTATGTCAGATAAAGCTTATACAGCAATACCAAATGTAGACACTTGGTTAGCAAATAGTTTTAGCACACTTGCAGCATTTAGTCAAAAATAATTTTTAAATTACAAATGAAAAATATATATTTAACGTATGTCAGATAAATTATCAAATTTCGGTTACGGATTTCAAATTAAGATTATATCTTCTTTGTTAACTGATAAGCCATTTTTACAACAAGTTTCAGATATTCTATTGCCTGAATTCTTTGAATCAGAAGCAAATCAATGGATAGTTGAAACTACGGTAAAGTATTTCAATGAATATAAGACAGCTCCAACGTTAGATGTATTTAAAATTAAAGTTCAAGATGTTGATAGAGAAGTAGTTAAGACTTCAATTATTGAATCTCTTAAAGACTCTTATCGATATTTAGAATCTGAAGATTTAGATTTCGTAAAAGAACAAACAGTAGACTTTTGTAAAAACCAATGTATTAAAAGAGCTATTTTAGATTCAGTTGAACTTCTTCGCAGAGGTCAATATGATTCTATTAAAGCTACTATTGATGCGGCTATGAAAGCAGGAGCAGATAAAGAAGTTGGTCATGAATATAATGAGTCAGTTGAAGCTCGATACTTAGANAATATAAGATCCACTATTCAAACTCCATGGCCAATTATTAATGATTTGTCAGACGGAGGGTTTGGTAAAGGAGAGTTAGTTGTCTTTGTAGCACCTGCTGGTATNGGTAAATCTTGGGGTCTTATTAACGTAGGAGCTCATGCAGTTAAGCAAGGATTAAATGTAGTTCATTATACATTAGAGTTAAATGAAGGTTATGTAGGTCAGCGTTATGATGCTGTATTAACAGGTATAGCAGCACAGAATTTAAAATATAATCAAGANGANATTGCTAATATGGTATCTAAATTAAAAGGTAATTTAGTTATTAANTATTGGCCAACTAAAACAGCATCGTGCTCGACTATTAGATCTCATATAGAGAAAATGATTATGGTAGGTAAAAAACCAGATTTACTCATTGTCGATTATGCAGATTTATTAAGAGGAGCAGTAGCTAGAAAAGAAATGCGTCATGAGTTAGAATCTATCTATGAAGACTTGCGTGGTATAGCAGGAGAGTATGAAGTTCCTTTATACACAGCATCGCAAGCAAATAGAAGTGCATTAGAGCAAGATGTAATTGAAGCTGACAAAATATCAGAGTCATATTCTAAAGTAATGATTGCAGACTTTGTATTATCACTGTCTAGAAAAGTAACAGATAAGATAGCAGGCACTGGTCGATGGCATATTATCAAGAATCGTTTCGGACCTGACGGACTTACACTTCCAAGTAAAATGAATATGAGTAATGGACAAATTCATATCTATGAAGAAACCTCTGTACAAGGAAAAGATACTAATAAACAAATGCAAACAGGTGAAGAATTATTAAGGAAAAGTTTATTACAAAAATATAAAGAAGTCCAGGGAGATTCTTTAGGGTAACGAATAATTATATAACCCGGAGGAAAGAGTCTAACTAAAACAACAAACCAATTATGGAATTATCAAACGAAATTTTATCGGACATTACCGTCCATATGAAGTATGCACGCTTTCGCCCAGAGCTGCAGCGTCGAGAAACTTGGGAAGAGCTAGTTACCCGTAACAAGGAAATGCACATCAAGAAGTATCCGCATTTAGAGGCAGAGATTGAAGAGACGTATAAATTCGTTTATGATAAAAAAATATTACCTTCAATGCGCAGTTTGCAATTTGGTGGTAAGCCTATTGANATTTCTCCAAACAGAATNTACAATTGTGCTTATTTACCTATTGACGATTGGAGAGCATTTGGAGAAGTAATGTTTTTATTACTAGGTGGCACAGGAGTAGGGTATTCAGTACAAAAACATCACGTAGATGCATTACCTGAAATTAGAAAACCAGATGCAAAAAGGAATAGAAGATTTTTAATAGGAGACTCTATTGAAGGTTGGGCAGATGCAATTAAGATGTTAATGAAATCTTATTTTCATGGAGGAGCATCTATTAACTTTGACTTTTCAGACATTCGTCAAAAAGGANCAATGTTAGTAACTTCAGGTGGTAAAGCACCCGGACCTCAACCATTAAAAGAGTGTTTAGTAAAAATTCAAGGTATCTTAGATACTAAAATAGATAATGAAAAATTATCACCAATTGAAGTGCATGATATTGTGTGTCATATTGCAGANGCAGTATTAGCAGGTGGTATTCGTCGTGCAGCATTGATTTCTTTATTCAGCGCAGACGATAATGAAATGATATCTTGCAAATCAGGACCATGGTGGGAGTTAAACCCGCAAAGAGGTAGAGCAAATAACTCAGCAGTTCTTTTAAGAAACAAAGTAACTCAAGAGTTCTTTATGTCTTTATGGGAAAAGATCAAAGCTTCAGGAGCAGGAGAGCCAGGTATTTATTTATCAAACGATAAAGATTGGGGAACTAATCCATGTTGTGAAATTGCACTTCGTCCATTCCAATTTTGTAATTTATGTGAGGTAAATGTTTCTGACATTGAGTCTCAAGAAGATTTAGATGCTCGTGTTAAAGCAGCGGCATTTGTAGGAACACTTCAAGCAGGTTATACCAATTTCCATTATTTACGTCCTGTATGGCAACGCACTACAGAGAAAGACGCTTTGATTGGTGTAGGTATGACAGGTATTGGTTCAGGTGTTGCTCAAAAGTATGACTTGAAACGTGCAGCTGAATTAGTTAAAGAAGTAAATACAGCTACTGCAAAACAAATTGGAATCAATGCATCAGCAAGATGCTCAACCATCAAACCTTCAGGAACATCATCATTGGTATTAGGAACTTCATCGGGCATTCACGCTAGACATAATGACTATTATATTCGTCGTGTGCGTGTAGGTAAGAATGAAGCTATTTATACTTATTTAATGATTAATCATCCAGAGTTAATTGAAGATGATTATTTCCGTCCACATGATACGGCAGTAATTTCAGTACCTCAAAAATCTCCAGCAGAGTCTATTTTAAGAACAGAGTCTGCATTGGATTTATTAGAGAGAGTAAAATGGTTTTACACTAACTGGGTTAAACCAGGACATCGCAATGGACAAAATACTCATAACATTTCAGCTACAGTATCTATTAAAGAAGATGAATGGGAAGTAGTTGGTAATTGGATGTGGGAGAACAGAAAGTTCTATAACGGATTATCAGTTCTACCTTACGACGGTGGTACATATATTCAAGCTCCTTTCGAAGATTGCACTAAAGAAAAATATGAAGAAATGATGAAACATCTATCTAATATTAATTTAGCTCATGTAGTTGAAATAGCTGACAATACTAATTTGCAAGATCAAGCTGCTTGTGCAGGTGGTGCTTGTGAAATTCAATAACAGTAGTGAGAAACGACGATTGGATTTATAAACTAGATTTAGAGGAGCGGTTTAATAAGCCGCTCTTTTATTTTGAAGATGGATTAGTAGTATTTACTCCTATGCATCATATTACACGAGGTACTTGTTGTGGTAATAAGTGTCGTCATTGCCCGTACGAACCTTTACATATTAAAGGTAATTCTCAATTACAAGATATTTATATTAAAGATACTAAATAATAAAATTTTAAGTATGAAAATTAAAGTTAAAAAGCTTCATCCGAAAGCCATTATACCCGCTTATGCGAAGCAAGGCGACGCTGGGTTAGATATGACAGCAATACAGCTAGTTAAAACCGAAATGTACTATGAGTACTTAACAGGTATTGCAATAGAAATTCCAGAAGGATATGTAGGATTGATGTTTCCTAGATCATCAATTTCAAAAACTAAACAAATTTTATCTAATCATGTAGGAGTTATTGACTCTGGGTTTAGAGGTGAAATTCGTTTTAGATTTAAGAAGTTAGCTTGGGACAATGGAGACCTTTATGATGTAGGCGATAAAATAGGTCAGCTAGTTATTGTGCCTATTCCAACTATTGAATTAGTTGAAGTAGATGAACTATCAGATTCAGAAAGAGGAGAAGGTGGATTTGGTTCTACTGGAAATTAATTAAATTAGATATTTATATTAAAGGTACATAAATGAAAGATTTAGCTTCAATATTATTACATTCACAAACACAAACTCATATATATCATTTACGAGTAAAAGGTAGCGGCTCATACGCAGCTCATAAAGCACTTCAAAAGTATTATGAAAGTATAGACGGATTAGTCGACATGTTAGTAGAATCGTATCAAGGTAAAAATGGATTAGTCTATTTTGATCAAGTTGATGAAATTGATAACAATGCTTCTATAGAAAATATTTTAAAATATTTTGATAAATTAATTTCTATTATAGATAAACTTCGTAAAGGAAAAGAATTAGAAGATTCGTTTATTCAAAATCAAATAGACGCGGTTGTTGATTTATTATATTCTACAAAATATAAATTAGAAAATTTAGAATAATGGCAATTAACTTAGATAATTTACTACAAGAAGATAATAAAGATTTAGTAAATACAGAAATTATTACTGAAACGACTTCAACACCAGAAGTTACAATTCCTGATTTTGAATCTATCGTAACTGAATGGAGTTATCGTTGTGATAAAGGATATCCAGATATGAATGATCGTTCTGATTTGTTGCATTTGCAAGCTATATTAGAAGAAAAAGGAATTGAATCTCCTTTTGAAAGATTAACAGAAGCGAAATTAGGTAAAGCAGGTAAAGCATTGATGACTAAACTTGCAGATCCAAAATTAAATATTCGTCCAGAAGCGTTAAGTCAAATACAAAAAGTATTAGAAACTTTTTCAGAATCAGATCAAAAAATTCTATTAAGCAAATTTCAATCTTATACTTTAGATCAATTTATTAAAGGAGGTTATAAAGTATTTGAAAAATTCTTTGATGCTAAATCTTCTCAAGGTATGGGAAGAGGGGAGATGATGTGTGTAATGGGAATTAAAGATTCTCGTTCAGGCGGCACGGCAGAAAAAGATTTAGTAATTAATTCAGGTCCTCAAAGCGGTGTTTGGGAAGTAAAAGAAGATCCGACAGGTATTCGTATGGCTCAAGCAGGATTTTCTGGAAGGTTTGGATACATTCAAAAAATGACTGAGTTCTATAACATGTTAAAAGTTATAGAGTTAGATAAAACCAATGATGTTGAGTTGTTAGAAAATCTTAAAAAAGTATTTGCTGACGAAAAAATTGCTGCAGAAATGTTAGCAATTTTAACAACTAACTTCAGAGGCGATGGTTATGGACAATCTAAGAAAGATAAAGAAGAAGGAGCTACAATTACCAAAGCAAACTTTTTTGACAGAATGGTTGTTGCAGCAGAATTTCCAACAGGAGTAATTGATTTGCATTATGCAGGATTTAAAAAATTATCAGTACTTAAAACAGACATTCTTAAAAATTCAGATTTAGTTAATAATGCAAAATTATTAGTTAAGACTTCTGAAAAAGACAGTGAGTACTTTATTAATAAAGACGATGCAAAAGACATTGAGAATGCAAAACCAGGTGATGAAGTTCGTATCAAAGTAGCTGCACCAGCTGCAAAAGATTTTAAAGTATTTTTATATAATATACTAAACATAGTTAAATTTGATTTTGTAAAAGATCCAGATTTAATACCTCAAGACTTTGTTGATAGAAAAAAAGCATATTTCAGTGATATTGAAGGATATGTATACTTCTTAAAAAATAACTCAATACCTTATTTAGGTGATCAATCAAATTTCGTAATTTATGGTATATCTCAAGGTATGGGTAAAATGGAATCAATTGAAATCGCAGTAGGCGGTAAATCAGCATTTTTGAAAAGACAAGTAGAATTGTCATAAATAATTTAAGATACTCCCACCGAAAATGGGAGTATTCTACTATTTATATTAAAGATTTGGTTTCTTCAAAAGAATATCATATATTTAAAGATAAA